AAAGTTCCGGGCATACGGCATGGATAATACCAAGTAACTGTAGGCCGTAGTTACGGTTACCTTCAGAGAAGGCCATTGTCATGCTGTTGGTGGCGAACGATGACCGGAACACTCCGGCCCTGTCCAGAAGCCTCCACACCATGCGCCGGCCACGCTTGTTGTTCATCAGCCACTTGACGTCGGCTGCCTCGTTCTCGCGTTCAAGGCGTTCGCGCTGGTCGCGCTCGGCCTTGCTGCGCTCCTGACCACGGATGTCGAGGGGGTCGTAATTGCTCACGGCGGAACTTTATGGAGTTACTGATTTCCTACAGGCACCGTCACGTGCTGGTGATCTTGAGATTCCATGCCTCAAGCGTGATGAACTCGTTGGCGGTTGCAATCTGCCCGGTGATGGCGAACGTCTGCGCAATGCCGAATCCGCCAGTCGGGGTCATAGTGACGTTCGCGCCAGTTGACGCACCGTGTCCGGGTGCCGCAAGAGCGTTTGAAACTAGGGTCGTGGCCGTGTTCGCCCACGCCTGCTTATCAACGGACAGGCTCGCGTTTGATGCGGCAACCGTCTGCGAATACCATCCGGCATCGCCGATGTTTATCTTGAAGATCTTGTTGTTGGCGCTTGCTGTCATCGCAAACAGCGCGTCAATCTCAAGTTCCATGCCTGGTTTGATCGCGTTCGCCGGAATGGTCACCGAAGCAAGAGTAATGTCGTTACCGACAACCGTCACGGTTGGAGTGCCTAGACCGGCAGCGTGCGGGTAGTTGATGGTGATCTTCGTAGTGGCCGCGCTGACATCGGTGACGGTGTACAGGCCGTTGACGCCAGTACCGCCAGCCCAAGTGACGCGGACAAGCTTGTTCTGCGCGACCGCGTTCGTCAGGCTATGGATGCCGGCGCTCACCAGACGCACGCTGCCGCTGCTGTCCTCGTAGGTCAGCGTGGTGAAAGTCGCGGCAGGAGCGACGATTGACACAGCTGTAGTTGTAGTGGCGTAAGTCGGCTCGTTCCGCATGATCGAGAAATACATCTCGCCGCCGTCCGCGTCCTTGATGCCGATGATGTCGTTGGTCGTGCTGTCGTACAGGAAATTGTTGCCTTGCTTCAGGTATGGCATGGTGGTCCTTTCAAACTTCCAGCGCCGATGGGCTGGTGTATCCCGAGAACATGTTCATCACGTCAGTCAATGCGTTGGGCTGATCCGTCGGAGCGCCGGCCATGTTCTTGACCGTCTGCGACGATTGCTGCAACGCTGCCGCCTGCTCCTTGGCCGCCATCGCTTGGTTGCGGGCGGTGCGGATTGCTGCGACTTCCTTGTCGGCGATGATGAGCGACGGGTCAACGCCGAGCATGTCGGCGTAGATGTCGGCCCACTGGTCGCTGTCGAACTTGTCGAGGATGTCCGGCTTCATCGTGGCAATCTGGCCGAGGTTGCCGACGAAGCGGTCGACCGAGTTCGTGCCGATGGCACGCTGTGCCTGGGCGAGCATGCTGACGAACTCGACGTTCAGGTCCATGCCCTGCAACTCCTCGGGTGCCGGCGGGATGATGCCGCCCTGCAACATGCGCGTGAACGTGATGTCCACCAGCGGGTCGAGCAGTTCGTTGTGCAGGCGCTCAAGCACGGGCCCGAGCATCAGCAACTTCTCCTCGTGGCGCTCGGCGACCTCGGTGGCCGTCATGCGTGTGTTCGGCTGGCCCGCCAGCATCAGGAACATGTCGGCATAGAACGCACCACGCACCCGCTCGCGGCAGTCCTGGATGTCGTTCAGCAGGTACTGGAGGTTGAGGTTGACCTCAAACGCCGTCTTGATGCCTGCTGACGCTCCGTCCACGAACGAGATGCCGCCGGGCAGCGTCTCGACGTCGCGGTTCTTCATCGACACGGGCACCTGGAGCGGCGGCTTGGTCTGGTAGTCGATGGCCTGCGCCTTGCGCAACTGCTCGTGCTGTAGCTGCTTGATGTCGCCAAGCGACTCCATGCCGGGGCTGTTGCCGTAGATGTCGCCGCCGGCGGTGGCCCAGCGCGGGACGAGCGCGGGGAATTGTTCAAACCCGCTCTCGCGCAGGAACACGCCGTCCTCGCCGCCAACCTCGAAGTACCACGAGCCCCACGCCATGTTCTTGTTGTCGCGCTTTTTGTGGTCGCGGTCGGATCGCGGTTCGATGGCGTGGATAACTGGAATCCACTGGTCTAGCGTGCCGCGATCCCACATGTTGCGCACGGTGGTTGAGCAGTTCTTGTAGCCGAACTCCTTGACCATCGCGGCGACCGTCATCTCGAACTCTCGGTACAGCGTGTCAACGCGGCCCTGCGCGTCGGTAGCGATGCAAAACTCGCCCGTCGTGACGGGGTAGTGGTGGATGACGTTCTTGAAGTCGGGCAGCACGATGCTCGTGGCCGTGCCGAACGCACCGAGTTCCTCGTACATCGTGTGCAAGGCGCGGTAGGTGTTCGACTTCTGGAAGACCAGCTGCATGCGGCGCGTCACGTCGTCTAGCCACAACTTGACGGGCTGGTAGGAGTTCAGTTCCGGGTCGGCGGTTGCCAGCCTGAACCACTGCCGTGCCGGGCTGGTCGCGCCAGCCATCATGCCAGCGCCGAGCGTGCGCAGTGCGCGGGTGCCCGTGTTGTCGTAGATGTTGTTGTGCCGGCGCCAGCCCTTGTCGCGGTCTTGGCGGAAGTAGCGCCCGTTGCGCGGGAGCAGGTAGGTGGTTATCTCCTGCCAGTGAGACAGCCACGACGCACGCTCAGACTTGAGCTGCCCCCACCGCGTGAACAGCTTGTCGCGGGTAGGTGCGCTTGGGTAGGACTGTGCGTCGCCGGTGTATTCGCTCATCGTGCGCCTGGTGCGTTAGGGGTGCGTTGACTTTGAACAGCCCTTGGCAGGAAACCGCCTGGTGCGCGTGGGTACAAAATGTCGTTCAACGCCTGCCGCTGGTTCTCGAGTGACATCTGTGCGGCGCCCATCAATGTAGCGATGCCCATCAATCCGCCACCCGGCGCACCCATCAAACTTCCGTTTGGTCCGGCCATCAACCGCAATCCGGATAGTGGGTTTCCGTACTTGGCGTAGTCGGAGAAATATGCCTCTCGATCCTCTGCGCTGAGTTTGACCAGATCCTCGGTCTTCATCAGCGAAAACAACGGACGCTGTTCTGCTTGCGGTTTCCCACCAAAGAATCCACCACTACCACCGCTTGGCTGCTTGGGAATAGTCAGCCACGGACGGGCTGCATTTGCCGTCCCTTGGTCGCTGGCTGGTGGTCTGATGTTGCCGAACGCAGCCATGTCAGCCTCCGAGGAGTGAACTGCGACCGAGCGCCAGATCCTGCGGGTTGACGCCAGTCGGCCCGGTCAGCATGGTGCTGGTTGGTCCGCCGCCTGCGCCCTCTGCTGCTCCCGCCATGATTCTGCTCATGTCGGGCTGCCGGCGGTTGGCTGCTGCCATAGCCTGCGCACTGCGGCGCTGTTGCGATGCGGCCTGCGCGGCGGCCTGTTGTTGAGCCTGGCGCTGTTCGCCGAGCGCCTGCTTCTGCGCCTTGTCGGCACGTTCGCCGGCATACATCGAATAACCCAAACCGCCAGCTGCTGCTGCTGCTCCTGCGACAGCCGCGCCAGTCGCTGCTGCTGCTGCTGCCGAAGCACCGAGAGCCGTACCGATTGCCGTGAATAAAGCCATGTCAAATCTCCTTGGAATGCATCCGCTCGGTCAGAGTGTAACCCATGATGCCGAGGATTCTTGCGGCAGGTGTCTCATCTCGCCCATTCATCACCAGATCGCTCATCGCCACGTACTTGAGTCCTCGGCGCTTGGCCTCATTCTCGAACGCCTGCATGAGCCTGATTCCGGCCATCCCACGGTACGCAGGATCGACCCACCAGGCGAGCTCAACCGCGGTCTGGATGTGCGTGGCAAACCACAGCGGCCCGACCATTCCAAGGATGACGCCGATGATTTGCTCGCCGTTGAGCGCAACGAACGAAACTCCACAGTCGATGACCGCGCTTATACCGTTCGCTAGTTGCTCGTCGGTCAGATGGTCGTTGATCGACCTGTACTCGCTGAACTGGATGAATTGCCTGCCCATCATCAGCAGCGCAGGAACGTCATCGCGTGTTGCTAGTCGGATCATTCCATGCCCTCGTATGGGTCGTAGTCGCCTGGTCGAGTGTCGATGCGGTCGCGCACCTCGCGTGGGAGTTGCTTGCCCACGGGGAACGCGAACGTCAGAGCCAGCGCGTCGGCGATGTCCGGGCTCGCCCCACCCTGTAGCCGGCGCTTGATCTCGTCTTTGGACTCGAGCACCCGTCTGCCGTTGGAGTCGTACGAATACGTGGGGGTGGCGAGTTCGGCCTTCAGGAACGGGTCGTTGGGAATCGAGCCGCCCTGCTCCATCCACTCGCGCATCGTCCACCACATCTCGGTGCGCTTGTTGACGAACAGGCCGGGGTTGTTGGCCTTGCCGCCGAAGTTGATCTCGACGATCCCGTAGCCCAACTGGCGCAGGCGGTCGATCACGCCTGCACCGCCGCCGACGTCGATGAACACGCCGTCCGGGTCGCGCTCCTCGATGACGTTGGCTACCCGACCGGCCAGGCTCATGTTGTCGATCCCACGGTAGACCTGCGGCTCGAACACGACGAGCCCTTGGCGCAGCACGATCACGCTGCGGTCGTCACCGAACCGGGCAGGGTCAACGCCAACGACCAGCGGGGAGTCGATGATGTCGCCGTCTGAGTATCGTCTCCGTGCCGCTGACTCAGCGTCGGACAGGGTGATGAGCTGGTCGTCGCCGGCGGCGCTGAAGTCACACAGGTACTCACGAGCGAACGCCGTTTCGGGCATGTCGCGGCGCAGGCGCTTGACCTCGTCACGGTCGATGGCGTCCGTATCATCGACGGTATAGAGGGCAGACCACCAGTCCTCGAGGCCGTTGGATCGGTAAAAAAGCTCGCTGAACAGGTTGATGCCGGATGGCGTGCCAATGAACATCGCCCAGCCCTTGCGGTCGGACAGGGCAGGCTGCACGATGTCGGTCCAGACCTCGGGCTTGATCTGGGCGACCTCGTCAATCACGCAGCCGTCGAGACGGACGCCGCGCAGGGCGTCGGGGTTGTCGCCGCCGAACAGGCGGATGGTCGCGCCGTTGTGTCTGAACACGACAGCCAGATCGACCTCGTTGATGTCGATGGCCCCCGTG